ATGTCCAACAACGTCCAACCTCAGACCAAGCGGCCAAAGCTGATTGTCGTCGTGGCATTCGACCGTGGGGAAGATGGCGAACTGTTCCCCGCGTTTGGCCCAGCCGATCAGCAAAGTGAAGATCGTGCGGTTCGCACTGCCAAAGCTCTTGTCGACAAGCACGCCGGCGTCATCGCTTGGAGCCGTGAGGCCAATCCCGACATTGGGGAGTATGGTCCGCCAACCACGCTGTTCGTCAGCGGCGATGTGCCGGATATGGAGTGATCATCAGGAACAGTGGTGACCGCATGGCGGATGCCGGCAGTGCGGGACAACAGGGCCGCAGGAAAAAGTGCCCCCTGTCGATTCCCCAGAACAGAGCGGGATAAATAGGCACCGAACTTGATCAGTATAGCTAAACAAGCCCGCCACCCTTTCGGATGACGGGCTTATTATCGGGTGAATAACGATTATTTCTGTCCACCCTTGCGGCCGGCTTCCGAAGCTCGTTCCCGGTCTTCTGCGAAATTGCCCTTGCCGCCACGATGATTGTCGGCAGACTTCTTATTGTCTGATGCATGCTGCTGTTTGTTATCGTCGCTCTTGTGGCTTTGCTGGCCCGCTTTCCCATGCTGCTCGTGAGTTCCGCCTTGGTTCGGCATGATGCTTCTCCTGGTTGGTGCCGCCGAGCTTCATTGCCCAGCGCTACACAACCGAAGCGAACAGGAGGCGTTCCTTCACGTAACATATCGTGACAATTGTTCAGCCCAGGGGTTATGAAATGCAGGCATGATCGCCGCAGCGAGTCGTAGGAGAGTAACGTGCTATTGCATCAAAGGGGCGTCGACGTATTGCTGAAAGTCATGGACGCGTCGGACCACATAGACCAGTTCGACGCAAACCAGACGCAAGCGTTGCTAAGGGATGTGGCGGATGTGTTGGCCGCTATCCTGGAACGAGACGCTCGGCACATCGTCCAAGAGAACAATCCCAACCATCTATAGATAACCTTGCAGGAACCGAATCTCATGAAACTGTCCGCTTCTCTTGGGAACCCTGCGCCAAAGCATTCGTTATATTAGACGCTGAAGTTGCGTCAACCGGGCTCGGTGGTATGGCAAACAGCAGAATTTTCCCGGTTTCCTCTGCTGGCTAACGAATTGGCAGACGAGTGTCTATCCCGCCCGGCTTCAGCGTTTTAGCGTGTTGGCTTGTGCGGAACATCTTCGTTGGAGCAACGCAATATGAAAACCGCAATCCACGTAATGATAGTTGCCTTCGCGGTCGCCGTCATTGGCGCGCTTGTGGCTGTTGCCGTTCCCTTGGCAGAAGTGGATCCCAGTCCTACGGATTCCGTGACGGTAGAGTGAGTTGGCGCAGAAAAGCCCGCCACCCTTGCGGATGACGGGCCTGTCGCCTGAGACACGCCCGCGAACGGACGCGCTTGTTAAATGGTTCCGTCGCGCTAAGTTCCGGTTAAGGCAACCCATATCTTTTTACCAAATGCGACTGCCAGCCCTCCGACAGAGGCAGCGGCGAAACTCACCAGCATAAGAGCCCCAACGCCGCGTTCCCGCCAGCGCGAGAACTCAGCCACTGGTTCCTCGACCTTCTCAAGTCGCTTGTCGATGCTCTCGACCTTCCGGTCAGTGCCTTCAGTACGCCGCTCGATCTTCTCCAGCCGTTCATACTGCTGTTTTCGGTCCTGTCGGGCCTTGTCCTGATCGGCAATGATCAGATCGAGCTTGCCCTCGATCCTGCCGATGGCCCGGTCCTGGCTGGCGTCGTTCATTCCTGACTTTCCTTCCCGTGCCTCGCGCAGTCCTGCTTGCTCCACACACCGCCAGCGCAAAGCCCGACAACAGTGCGGTCGATCTTGCGTTGATCGGCAGCAGATGCCCCGCGCGCACCAACGAGATCGGTCCCGACCACCTGGCTAAGGCCCTTCACATTTGCCGGCGCTGAAGTTCCACATCCCGCCAGCATCGATGCACTTGTCATAAGCGCTGCGAGCGCCATCAGCCGAATTGCGTGCCGCATCGTTCTGCCTTTCGATTTTCGTGGTGACGGATCGTGCGCCGTCTTCCCGGATGACGTAGACGAGCGCGATAACCGCGAGGATCACCGCGCCCACGAGGATCAGACGGAAAGTCATGCCAGAGCCCCGCGAATATCGCGGATGACTTCCCCGATCTGACTGCGAAGAAGCACAAGGATAAGGATCACCGCGATAAGAACGGCCCCGCCCGCGAGGACGGCCTGCCAGTCGGCGCCAAGGAACGCGCTGAGACCAAGGCCCGCCACACCACCGCCACCGGTCAGCTTGGTCCACCAGTCTACCTTTTCCTTTACCTTGGTCTCGACGGCTTCGGGGATGGTAGGAATCTCCACCTCGATCTCTCGCTCGAAGGTCTCGACCTCACGGTAAGGGTTCGCGCCAGACAGGGCCTTGTGCAGGGCCATGCGGGTTTTCTCCCCCGCAATGCCGTCGGCCATACCGGCTTCGGGATGGTTCTGCTGGAAGCGCTTCACTTCCGCTGGGCCGTATCCAAGCAGAACCAGCGCAGCGCGCACATACCAGTTCACGCGGTCGGCGAAGCCATTGAGCCCGCCATTCACCCGGCGCGTAATCATCTCGATGTTGTTGTCGTCGGCGTAGCGGTTGAGGCTGCGACCTTCCGGGTTGCCGGCATCCCAATACCAGATCGGACCAAGTCCTTCCCACGGATCGGTCACGACCGCATCGGGGGTCGTTTCGAAGTTCGGGGCCTTGGGATCGATCTTCTTCGCCCATTTCGTGAAGGCGCGATAGTTGGTCCGGCCGGTGATCTGGATCGGGCCGCGTCCACGGTATCGGGAGCCGTCGCCCTTCTGGACATTTCCGAGATCGGCGCGGCCCTCGTAGCGCTTCTGCGCCGGCGTCGGACCCCATATCTCGCGGTCGTAGTTGAAGGCCCCGCTCTCGTGGAGGATTTGAGCGAGGAACTGCGCGAGACGGTGCGGCTGGGAAAGACCGGCCTGCAAGCCATAGGCCGCCAGCCCTTCGGCCAGGCTATTCGCATTGGCCTTCTGCTTGGCCGACAGTTTGCCGACGATCCGTTCGATTTGCGCAAGCGTGATCGCCGCGCCGGAGGGCACGGTTCTGTCCATGTCAGTTCCTTTCAAGGTCGTAAGGGGGGTTGGGCGTCTATGTTGTCGGCACGCCACAGTTGCAGCCAAAAGATGCAGCCATACCGCTTCCGGAGAATGATTCAGTTGACGAGCTTGCCGCCGCGATGTTGGCTTTTTTGTCAGGTTTCCTGGGGGCACATCATGAAGAAGCTTTTTCTTGCAGCCGCGCTTAGCGCGCTCACCTTCTCGGCTGCGCAGGCGGCTGATGCGGTTGTCTACGAACCGGTCTCGGAAGCGCCGATTGCCGCCTCTTTCGATTGGACGGGCGCATATATCGGGGCGCATGTTGGTTATGGATGGGCAGATGTTGATCGTTTAGCAATCACTGGTATTGCCAATAGCTACGACGCCAACGGCTTTCTTGCCGGTGTTCACATCGGCTATAATCATCAGATCGATCAATTCGTCGTTGGTATCGAAGGCGACATTGAGTGGGCCGACCTTGATGGTGACGATAATGGTTTCGGCGGCACGGTCGATGAGACGGACTTCAATTGGACCGGATCAGTCAGGGCTCGCCTCGGATATGCGTTTGACCGGCTGTTGGTTTACGGAACAGGCGGCATTGCCTTTGCCAGCATCGACCAGAACAACATTGGCGGCGTGCCTGAGAGCATCAAGAAAACCTATACAGGCTGGACGGTTGGAGCAGGCGCTGAATATGCGTTCACGGATAATCTGACGACCAGGATCGAGTATCGATACTCAGATTTTGGCACAAAGTATTTTGCGCCAGCAGGATTAAACTCCTTTGAAAACGATATCACCAGTCATTCAGTTCGGCTCGGCATCTCCTACAGATTCTGATCATCCCGTTCGACATTTTCCGAAGGCTCCGCCACGCGCGGGGCCTTTTCTTTTGCGCCGATTGTAAGATCAGATTTTCATGTGCCCGAGGGCCGGGGAACAAATGTGAGCCATTTCACATTGTTAGTCCGGCTGCACACGTGGCCATCCAGGAATCACTTCTGCTGGTGTACCCGCGACGAAGGGTGCGCCAGATTCTTTCGAATTTGCGGGGGCAAGACATGGAAATCTACATCGAACCGGCCAAGCGGGCCGGCAGGCGAAAACGAATCCGGAATGCGGCGCTTTTACCAGCCGAGGTAACCGCCTACCGAGACGGGATATGCTTGACGGTGGAGGCCGCAGGCATCTACGACAACTCCACCTATCGCTATACGATCAACCTTTCTCCAGAGAATTTGGCCCTGATCTACGGCACATGGGACAAGTGCTGACCGCCCGATTGCCAGTTCAGATTTGCAGGCTACAATGCACCGGCCGTCCTTACGAGGGGACGGCAGGGTCGGCGCGCTCCCCGCCCCCAAGCGAGAGCGCGTCGGCCCATCTCCGCAGAATAGTCGACGTCTTTAGCTGCGCCTTTTTAGGTTGTGGACCGTCAATTTCCACAATAAGTTGCTTCCCGGCGATAGTGGGGGCTGCACGAAATGGGAACGTGCAAGAGATGCGGCGATCTAGGCCGCGTGTTCAGTTGCGAAAGGTGGCCAGGCTGCGGATGCCCCGATGGCACCATTGCCAGCGATTGTCCTGGCTACTCTCTCCCCTGTCCCGTATGCGCGCAGGTGGACGTGGATAACTCCCAAACGATCTTCCGCGAGCGCAAAATGAGGCAGTGACCGATACCGTCTTTGCATCAAATATCCAACTGACCTTGCCCGGTTCTCTTTCTTGAGGCGACCAAGTATCGGCCCGCTTAAATCCCCGGAGAAGACTAAGCCGCATGCAGGACATCAAGCAAAAGCTGCACCAAATCACCGGCTCGCTGGATCAACCGTCCGCGCACATCGGAACTCTGATCGACGACGCGGTCGAAGGCGACCTCCATTCAGCTATGGGATTGCTTGCCACGATCCTCCCCGGCTGGAGCATTGGCGACGGCCTCGATCAGCCGGTCGGCAGAATTGTTGCAAAGCTGTATTCACCAACCGGCTCGATCGTTGAGGGCGAAGGTTCGACGTTCGCCGGGGCCGTCCTTGAAGCCATCGTTCGGTCTGCGGAATAACCCAAGCCGGCGCTCCCTATCGAGATCCAGGTGGCTTTGGATGCGGCATCCAATGGGTGGGGGTCGTACCGCGAGGTAAGTTCTCATTGAGCGTGACCCAGACCCAATCCGGCGTCTCCATCAGCCACGCTAAAGTTTTCGTTTCATTGCCGTCTAAAGACCAGTATCGGCGCTTTCCGAAATAGCAATCGGGCCAGCGCTCCCCGTTGGCCCATAGATCGATGACGGTTCCGTCTCGCGGCGCTGAATCGATCGTTCTCCAGCCCATTGGCACTCCCTTTCATCGGGTCCCCACTTGCCGCAGGACCGCCGCATTGGTCAAGCGCCGCCCTCTCTGATTGAAACGTGTACAGCTCTGCCTATAATGCGTCTGGGTATTGGGCTTTGGTGGGCTAATAGCGTGCAAACGAATAACTTCGCGTCGTCGCAACTTGGCGACGATATCGCCTCATATATGCGCTCGGAAATCGCACGGATCATCTATTTCAGGCTTGGCGGACAAGTTGCGGGCCAGCACGTGGATGAGAAAGCCTGGGAAACCGCCCTTGTGGGGTGGTCAGAAAATCCGGCTGCTTTTGCGATTGTCGAAGTCTGTCTTGATTCGGCGGACGAAATCCTGAAATATTTTCGGCAAAACACCCACAGCGACAATTTGCACTCGTCTGCCCGCTCCTGAATAAGCGTCGGGGATTTTTATGCTTGAAACGGAACAGGCGTGCCTGTAGCCAGTGTGAAGCGGCCATTCGTGGCTGTAGGGCCGGTATTGACGCTCCCCGCTGATATGCCGGCCCGTCTGCTTCGAGAGGCCTTCCAGTGACGCTCTGGCAAGAAGTTTTTCTGGTTGCTGCGTTTTTGGTGGTCGCACCACCAATTACCTTTTTGGCAGCCTATTGGCTGGTTAGGCTCCAACGCCCCAAATCTACAGACCTCTAAAGGTTTGACTTTCGTCGGCCTACCGCGCACTCGACAGTTCGTCACGCTAGCGACACGCGATATCCTCGCATTCACCGCCACGCCTCCAGGCTCGGCACCACGCCGTAATAGCGTCCCTCGCCCATGGGCAGCAGGCCGGGCGTGACGGTGAGGGCGGCGAGATAGAAGACCGCGCCCGGCGTGGCGAAGAGCTGGTGGATCAGATTGTCGTATCCATTGAATTGACGCGGATCATAGGCGACCCGGCGCGTCACCTGCCGCCATCCGTCGGCGGGCAAAATCTGCTGTGCCCCCGTATAATGCTGGCCGTCCAGGTAAAGCCAGTTCGGCGTGGCTGGAATCCCGCAGCCTAGGCTGCCCGACTTCACCAGCACATGATAGTTGATCGTCAATTCCGGCGGCAAAGGCAGTTGCGGGATCGCAAATGGCAGATAGTGCGAAACGCCGTTGATGGTGCGCGCCGTGCCGGTGCCAGCGCCGGCCGTGATCTGCATCAGGTAGAACTCGACGCCATAGCGCCGGTAGCTCGCATCTTTCAGCTTCGAGATCAGGGCGTCGACATCTGCGTCGAGATCGCCGAAGCTGCCGCCATAGGTGGTGTTGTCGTAGATGTGTTTCGGACCCGCGCTCACGGTCGCGCCGTTGGCCGGCTGGATGTAGGCCGGGGCGGCGAAGCTGGTCACCCTCGCGCCCTGCGGCTCGGGGCTGCCGGCGAAGCGCCCGGCGTCCTTGAGCAGGTTGAAGCTGTTGGCGACGGGCGGCTCATCTCTGCCGATCTTCGATGCCAGAGCATCCGGCAAGCCCGCAATTGCCACGCGCTCTGCGGCTGTCATGATCTTGGCGTCGCCGTCCTCAGCCATGTTGCGCATCGAAAAGGCATCGGCAGCTTTGTTGCTTGGATCGTAGACCTCGGCCAACATATCGCCAGTTCCGTCACCGGATGCACCTCGGATATTAGCCGCATCCTCGATAGTTTCGACAAAGCCGGACGAGCCTACATATTGACCCGCCGCAGGCTTGCCACCATTGCCGCCCGTCCAGTCGATGACCTGCTGCACATATCGCGCGCCGTCTGCGACCACAGCGATAACCGGAGTCCAGCCTTTTGACCCGGCCGGGCTGGGAATAGCGCTATCCGCCCCCGGCTCGCCTCTCAGTTCATAAGGCCCCAGCCACACACCGCCCTCACGGAAATACAATTCCGCCGGCTCGTCGACCTCGACGCGCAGCCAGCAATAGTCGTCATTCGGCATTGGGCTGAGCGCATCACGCTGGGCGAGCGTGCCGCGACCGTCCGGGACGACGCCCACACCCCATGGGGTCTGCGCCAGCTTGCCGAGGCGGTCCACGGTCCATGTAGCCGCGCGCGCCGTCGCTTCGGATGATGTGCGCGCAATTGCATATTGCTTGCCGCTGCCGTTCGCACCCGGCCACGCATAGGCCAACGTCAGGTGCGTGTCGTCCTCGACGGAGAGGATCGGTATGGACAGGCCGTCGCAGGAAAACACGCCGCCCTCGACCAGCGCCACGGCCCAGCCGGTCAGATTGCCCTCGACAATAGAGAGCCCGCCCGACACGCTCACCGTGCCGGTGTTGTAAATAAGTGAGTTCATGGATTGGCTATCCTGTCGTCTGAGAATTCATCGAAACACCCACACGCCGGAGTCGCACTTGATGGAGATACTGCCATTCGACGAGCCGGCTAATGCGCCACCCCAATCTGTCCATATGTCGTAGCGTATTGTAGTCTCGCCGAGAGTGCCGCCTCTCATGCGGTTCTCTGATATTTTTACCGTCTGGTTTGTGGTGACCTGCGCATAGGCAACTTGCTCACCTGATGTCGGATTAACACCGTCACCGTTTCGGGTAAGCACTAACCTCCCGTTCACAGCGCCGGTCCCGCTTCGAATGGAGATGACCTCGATATCGATAAATTCGATGCACGGCTTATCAGCCGGCTTATCTACGATGACCGTCCCGCGATTTGTCAACGCGTCATTCGCCGATGACCCGTTGGGAAAATAGTGGTAAAATGAATACTGGATCGGCTCGAAACGCGAGAACGTGTCGACATCGATCAGATCCTCGATGACTGAGCCATTCTGAAGAATGAGCGCGGCATCGAACTTGCCGATGACTTCGATCTCATCTGCGATAAGCTGCTTGAGCCTCACCTGGTCCAGATAGGCGACCCCATCCTCGAAGACGATTGGACGGGCGGTGTCCGAGCCGTCCGTGAAGATGAACTGGTTTGCGAGAAAAAGCTGCCGCGAGAACGGCTTCAGCGGATCGCCACCCTCGAATCCGACCTCAACAACCGTTCCGGCCTCAACCCAATCGTCATCAATCGTGGCGCGCACCATATCGACAAGGCGCGCGACGACATCGCCAGAGCCCGCAACCACCTCAATCTTGCGCAGACCATCGGCGGAGATGTCGCCAACCGATGCCTGCACTGCGTCAAGGATCGAGGCGACTGCCATGAGATTACCGTCTTCATCACTGATTGCCGCCGTCATCTCTCGCAAGGCAACCGCCGTCGCGTTCTGAAACCGCCGGGCGACGCTATGGCGCTCAACGCTGGCCCCCGTCGCATCGGCCGTGCCGGCGGCGAGGATTTCGAGGCGGTCGCGCAATTCGGCCTGCTCGGCGCGGAGGCTCTGAAGCGTCTGGTATACGTCCTGCCCGACGTTTCGCAGATAAGCGGTAACCGCCATCGCGCCAGTTGCCGTCGAGGTCGTTGCCCAGCCGGTCCATGTTTTGAACCGATCCGGCACCGTGACGATGGTCGCACGAGCGATGTAGATTTCGCCCGGCACCACGTTTTCGCCTGTGACGAACTCGCCGCTTTCGACATCCGCGGTCTCGGCCGTGAACTTCTGAGTGCCGCCTTCAATGCCGTATTCGAAACGGACCATGGTGATGGTCGGGTCTTCCGGCGGCTCCCACGTCATGCGCAGGACCGGCTTTTCGTAACCATCTGCACCGGTGATCATCCCGGCATCCACATCAAAACCGGCAACCGTCGTCAAAAGGCTCGGGTTGATTGGAGGTGTCGGCGGAACAACGATCGGGCCGGGCTCGATACCGGCGGTTGAATAGACATCGCTGCCGGTCTCCGCCAGCGTCAGCGTGAACTCCAGACTGGAATCCATCTGCCAGCCGGTGATAAGCCAGGTCAGCCCGGCATAGGTGATCCAGTTGCCTTCCTCGACGTCGAAACCGACACGTCGCGATACCGGGATGGTAGCCGATCCACCCTTGCGGTTCTGGCGATACCTGATCTGCAACAGGTATTGCGCGATATCGGGATCGGTGACCTGAAGGAAATCGTTCGAGGTTTGCCGCATCCGCCCGTCGGCAACCACATCGGCGTTGATCGTGACTGGCTTCAAGCTCTCCGGGTTCCAGTTCGCCTCCCTGGAAATGAACTGTCCGCCAATGCTGTTGTAGAGTTCGAAGGCCGATTTCCGGCGCTTGATCTGCACGGCGCGGCCCGCATCGATATCGTCCGGCCCGATATCCATCACCGGAATTTGCGGCGCACCGGCGATCACTCCAGAGAGGCCACGGCGGTTCATGCCGTAGCCAGCTATGGCGTCATCGAACTCTTTCAGGACTTCGGTATGGTCATCCTCGCCGGTGACCAGCAGCGATGCCCGATACGTGGGCTTGCCGTTGCGCAGCGCATCACAGGCGTTCATCGCCGCTAAGTAGGAGCCGAGATCCAGTTGGCCGCGGCTCTTGCCTTCACCGATCAGCGTGCGGCCGGATACCTGCCCACGAAGGCCGAGCTGATAGTTGAGGCGCTGGAGGGCCGGGTTCTCCGAAAACTCCCACGTTGATGGCTCGTTGATCCGGTGCGATCCGGAACCGCCGGCAACCGTGCTGTCCTGGCGCGGATCATACAGGCGGAGACCGCGAAGAATGAACTCGAACTCGGGGATGCCATGTTCGAATTGTTCGTCGTATTTCCGCTCGACCACGACATAGGTCATGCCGGCGCAGACGGAAGTCGCCTTCCACCGCTGGCCGATGTTCGCGGTATCGGCGACGAGCTTGGTATCCGGCCCCTGTTCCGGCCGCCCGTCGTAAAACCGGATCGAGATGAGATTGCCGAAATCACCGACACCATAGTGTGCGACTTCGTTGCCGATGATCGGGCGAGGTATCAGCGCATGCTTCTTGCCATAGAAGTAGATTTCCGGCTCCAGCCCATCGCACCAGCCATTGGAGAGGACGAAAACGTCTGCGTTGTAGGCGTTCCCCTTGCCCCATTTCGCATAATAGATGTGGTGGCCCTGCACCTTGCCGGTGCCGTACAGTCCCCAGACAGGGACACGCGCGCCGTATTCCTTCTGCCCCTGGACAGCCGAATAGGTCCGCTTCTTGGGCCGATTCAGATAGGAAAGCGCGAGCTGGGCGCCGAACGCCAAAACGCCGCCAATAATGTTCGCGGCCAGCACCGATCCAGCAAAAAGCACTCCAGCAATGGCAGTGCCAATAGCGGTGAAAATCATCTGAAGCTACCTGATCAGGTGCGGAAAGCTGCCTTGACGGCGCTCAGATCGTGAAGCGACCTGCCGCGTTCGGTCTTGGTGATGAACTTGGCGCCGACGCAGACGCCCACATGCTCGCCATCGGCAAGCTGGAGGATGACGAGATCGCCGAATTGCGCCTCGCCGGGCGCGCACGGCTCCAGATGGACGGCGACCAGTTCGGCCAGGCTCTTGAATCCGCGCTTGCGCATGGCGCGCTGGGCACCCATCAACGTCTTGTAGGAGCCGGAATAGGTCTTCACCATCTTCCTCGCCGGGTCGAAGGCATCCGCGATCCGGCAGCCGAAAAAGAAGCAATCTGCCGTGCCATAGACATACGGCTTCGTCAGTTCGGCCTCGATGATCAGATGGGCGATCTCGAACCGGGTCTTAGCCACTGCGCTGCCCCCACTCGACCGGGACTGTCTGCACGACAGACGCATATTCCAAGCAAGTATCGGTCGGATCGTTGTCGAACTGCTGTTCTTCCTGCGCGCGCATCACGAGCGTTTCGCCGCGCGCCGAGCGGCCGGGCGGTTCCAGTTCGATGATGATGGTCAGGGCGCTTTCGCCGCTATCATCGGCCGCGCCTTCCTCGTATCGAACCTCGTTGATCTCGTAGATCGAGGAAGCGAGGACACCCAGAACCGCATTGGTTTCCGGAACGCCGGCCAGATGCGAGATGATCACCGGGGCATTGGTGTAGGACAGCGATTCCAGAATGTTGATCAGATCGTTCGGATCATCGGTCGGGATATTCGAGAAGACGACCTCGCGGGCCGAAACCGCGACTCCCAGATCGCCGCGCATCTCCCCCATGTCGAGCCAGCGGTTCGGAAGATAGGTCAGCCCGTTATAGGTGTAGGGCCGGCCGCCCATGTGGTAGCCCACAGGATCGCGGCCCGGCAGGTCGAACCGGATCAGGTCGAGCGCTGCGATCTGGCCGCTTTCAAGCGCGGCGTCAACGGCAGGGTCAAGAGCCATAGAAGAATACCTCCTGGGCGGAGAATGAAACCGGCCGCTCGCCCGAAACAGGCTTGCCCATATCCCAGGATGATGGATCGACCTGCATCAGGCAGAACGGCTTTTCGAAATGAACGACAGACGCCGTGGTGAAATGCTGAGTATCGAGCGGGTGAAGGATGTCGAGCGTGACAACGCCACCGCTGTCAGCCATCGCCGGCGCTGTGATCCGATGGAGCGAGACCACCAGCGTCGCCATGGCGAGGCATAGGTAATCGCCAATCGACAGCCGAAATCCTGCCGGAAGGCCGCCAACCCTCACCTTGGTGGGGCTGATGATCTCGACGAGTGTCGCAGAGCCATTGAATGCCCCGCCGCCTGCCTTTGTGCCTGATAGCGGCTGACCGTCGTGTTTGTCATGAGCGATCGGCCGGGCACGCATCGGATCGTAGGCACGGAAAACGCCGCCACCGTCCATCTGCATGCGGAACGCGTCCATCAGGCCGAAATCCTCATAGGTGAGGTGGACGGACTGAAAGGAAGCTGTCCAGTAGGGCGCGCCTTGAAGCAGCCGCTCGGTACGGCGACCGCGCATCTGGTTACTGCGCGCCGGCCGGATGGGAGCGAATGCACCATCCTTCCAGCCGCGGATGGAAGGCAGGTCGAGAACTGGAATGCTCACCTTGGATTCCCGCCATTGTTGTAGAGCTTCTGGCGGGCCTTGTTGTTGGCCTGCACGACAGAAACTGCCGCATCGCGACCGGCCGTTTTTGCAATTGCGCCCAACATGCCATCGTCATTGACGAAGACCTCGACCGCAACGCTTACGGCACCGCCCCGGCCGCCCTCCAACGTCTGGCCCGGCTTGGTGATATCGACGCGCTCGTTTGGGGATTTGCGGAACATGACGAGCTGGCTGTCGATACCGCCATATCCGCCCGGCATGATCGTGCCTCCGCTGGCAAAATTGGGAACGCGAAGACCGGCCCACGGGTCGGAGCCGCCGAACAAGCTCCCGCCAATGCTGCCCAACAGAGCCTGAAATGCGCGGTTCATCGCCATGCTGGCGAGTTGCGAAAGGAGGTCCTTCAAGACATCGATCGCCTTCTTGGACCTGTCGATCAGCCCTTGCATGGCCGAGCCAAAAGACTGCGCAATCGTTTGGCCGATTTGCTGGAACACGCTCTCGGTCTTCAATCCGGCTTTCTCGGCCTGTTCGAAGGCATCCTGCGCCTGGATCACAGCGCGGTTGTAGGTGTCCTGGTTGATTGCGCCAGCGGCCAGCAATTCGTTCAGCCTGGCAATCTGGGCCTGATACTGTTCGAGCGGCGTGCGGGTTGCTTCGAAGATGCGGGCGGCTTCGGACTGCATCTCCTTCATTTTGTCGGCGGCGCTCTTGGCGGCAGTGCCGACCCTGCCGAAACTATCGACAGCTTCATCGGACCATCCCAGATAGCTGCCAAACATCTTGGCGCTCTCCGAGTTCGCCTCATTAACGTCGGCTACTAGATCTTTCAGCTTTTGCCCCAGCCCCTCCATGCTGCTTCGCATATCTTCCGGAAGCGCATCCAGCACCGCCTGTCCGACGCTTTTTAATTTTTCAACCAGAACATCATAGGTTCCAGTCACTTTGGCGATCACTCCCGCAAGCAGCGCGAGAGTGGTAATTTTCACGCGAGTGATGCTCGTCAACAACAGCATGGCCTTTGAGGCAATGCCAACTGTTCTACCGAGCGTGAGCATCGCGCCGCCCACCGCTGCGACATAGGTGACTATCTTCGCAGCGACGAAGACCTTGAACAGATCGACAAGGTGGTCGAGGTTATCGAGAACGAAGCCGATGCCGCGCGCGAGCAGATTCATGCCGCCACTCAGAGCATTGACCACGCCGTCCATAACCTGACCGTTCACCGAAATATCGAGAATGCGAGCGGCAAGGTTCTCGAATGCAGGGAGGATGCCTGCGAAGACACGGTTCTTGAAACCTTCCGCGGTCTTGGAGATCAACGACAGGCTATCATTGAATCGCTGCGAAGACCGAACGGCATCTTCCGACAGGACGATACCAAGCTGTTGCGCCTGTTCACGAAACTGCTTTACGCCGGCCGATCCATTCTCAAACATCTTCACCATGGCCGCGCCATCGGTGTCGAACATTTTGAACGCAAGGCGCAGCCGATTGGCGGGGTCTTTAATCTTCCCCATCGCGTCCGCGACATCGTTGAAGATATCCTCGGAGTTACGCATCCGCTTCTGATTATCGGTCAGGCTGACGCCCAATTCCTTGAATGCGTCCTTTGCCGCGCCAGTCCCCCGCGCAGCTTCTGACGAGCGACGAATGAAGCGTCGAAAAGCAACATCGAAGTTCTGAACCGCAACGCCGCTCATATCGGCGGCATGGCGAAGCTCCTGTAGGCTTTCAACCGGAAGGCCAAGGCGGTCGGCCACATCCCCCATTTTGGCGGCGCTGGATGCTGTCATCTTGACGAATGCGCCGATACCGGCCACCGCGCCGCTTATGGCGAGGCCGATCTTCGCGCCGAAGGCTGCTGCCTCCTTCGCCATTGCGTCCATGTTTTTGGATACACTTGCCAAGCCAGTCTGAAACTGGGCACTATCCAGCCCCATATTCACACGCAGGTTGCCGATTACGCTACCTTTTGCCATGTTTTTTACTTTCAACGGAGTGGGGGAATGAACAGGTTTTTGGCAGAGACGCTGTCTCTACTGAACGCGATAATCGCAGTTCTCATCGTCGTTGCCGGGGTTGGCGTGGGCTACCAAGCTACCGGTGGCGCAATATCAGGCATGTTCGCTGGGGCAGTTGCGGGCGCGTTGGTGGCGGAACTCGCCTGCGGGACCATCGCTTATCTTGTCCTAATAGAGCGCCACCTATCCAAGATCGCCTCCGATGACGTATCGCAGAGGGCAGCCGGCCCTTCACGCTTAACGCGGCAAGAGCCGGTAATGTGAATAGCTAACACCGACCCATCGTCGTTGCCGCCGTCCACAGATGCGCCATGGAGATCATCTCGTTAGGCGTCATCCGGCGACGCTTGAGCGGCTTGCCCGACTGCATCGACTTCAGCGTCGGCAGCTTCTTCGTCCGGGCCAGCGCTTCGATGTGCCAGGCCACCCAGGCCCGGCCGTCTTGCTCGCGGGTCAATCTGGCGGCTGCTCCCTTCAGGATAATGCTGATTTCGCGCAAGGTGAGACGCCAGAACAAAGCCGGGTCTTGATCGGCGGTAGCCCATATTTCCAGCAGCGACAGCACGTCTATGCGCGCTTCGCCGCCTTCCGAGGGTTTGCCTTGTCTTCCGCCTCCGGGAAGGCCAGCGCGAACGCCTTGCCGATGGCCTCCATGACAGTGGGGATGCCGGCCTCTGATGCGATCTGGCCGGCTTCCTTCACCGAAACGCTATCATGATGGTCTTGCAAGGCAGCCCATACCACTGTGCGGATCATGGACATGCGGATGCTGCCGGCGTCGTTCATCCCATCGGCAATTTTGCTTACGGGCATGTTGAGCGCGTCTTCCAGCTCGCAGATCGCGTTGACCGAGAACGACAGCCTGTACTCGCGATCGCCCACCGGCAGGGCGACTTCACCACGGTTCGGATTGGCCATGATTATGCGGCCTCCACGTCAGCGGTGGGCTGGCTGGCGGCCGTCGCCGTGCCTGCCGCATTGGTGGCGGTGACCTCGACCGTCACCGGTTTGCCGACATCGCCGACCACCGGCGTGTAGGTCTTGGCAGTCGCGCCGGCCTTGTTCGTGCCGTCCACTTTCCACTGATAGGTGTAGGTCGCCGCGACCGACCATTGACCTTCCCATGCAGTCAGCACCTGTCCGACCTTGGCAAGGCCCGCAACGGCAGGAGGCACAGCATTGACCGGAGCGGCCGCCGGCGTGGCAACCGTCGAGCCGGAGACCTTGAAACTCACCGACGCGGTGAGCTTATCTTCTGTGGGGATCGCGGGCTCATAGCTTTCGATCTGCCCGGAAAACTGCCATGTGACCGCGTTCGGGAAGGTGATACGGCACAGAACCTGCTCGCCAGTTCCCCGGATTTCCTGAATCTTCAGATCGGATGGGGAGCCGGGCACAAAGTTCATTTCGAACGCGGCCGAGCCCGGATCGGACAGACCGGCAATGAATTCGCGCCTGCGGTTCGGCGACTGCATATGCGTCACGTCCACCTGGTCGACAGTATCGCTGGGCGGCGTGATGTCATAGACCTCGCCCATTGTGATCCACGATGCGCCATTGTCCTGGCTGATGTCGAAGAGCGTGCTGTAGCCGATCATTGCGTCAGACATTGTCTTGCCTCATGCGGAAAAGGCCGCGCTGGGCGGCTGGTTGAAATCAGGATTGCGGAAGGTGGATCAGCCGGCGTGACGCACGATCACGTCGATGGACATACGGAACAGTTCGTTCGGATCGCTGCCGTCGATACCGCTCAGATCGCGCTGGCTGTCGATGAACACGCCCTGCAATGTGCCGCCGTGATAACCCGACAGCACGGCAATGACTGCATTGCCGGTGTTCTGCGCCGAGACATAGGTGTCGCCATAGACATCGATCTGCACGCGGCTGGCGACGAGGTCGTCGGCACCTTGATTGTGATAGCGGCGCACGCCCGATACGCGAGACAAAGTGATATAGGGCCGGGCTGGTGCCGGTGTCTGCGGCGCGCGGCCCCAGAACCGGCGCGGGGCAGCGGAAGTCAGAAGCGCGGTCAGTTCCTGCTCCATCACTTGCCCGCCTTTTTTGCCGCCCGCGCGCGCGCTCGTCGCACGGACTTGTCAATCTCGGTCGACAGTTCGCTCTTGATGCCGTTGATGACGTTCTGCGCCTCGGCGTCGAATGCGGGCCTCATATACGGCTGCGCGGCCTGCTTCTTGCTGCCGAACTCCTGCACCATGGCTTTGATGGCTTTGCGCTTGCCTGATTTTTTCGGTCCCATAAAGACTTCCGCGAAACTCTCGCCGATGCCCTTCGCGCGCCGAGCGTCCCGCAGGGCCGCGGCCGCCTGTGCCTTGCTGCCGCCGCCCTTCATGACGGCCGCGTATTCGGCCTTGCCGGCCCGATTGTCGATCTTGCTGGACAGCGCAATGCTGCGCTTGAGCGCGCCGGTATCTTCCGGGGCATTGCGCTCGGCTGCCGCACGCATCGGTTCGGCCGCCTTGGTCAGCGCCCGCCGCAGTGCCCCGCGCGCCGCGCCCTTCGACATCTCGCCGAGCGCCACGTCCAGTTCCTTCAGGCCGGACACTCTCACCTTTACGCCCCTAGCCATCCGACGCCCCCGCCTCAACCAGCATTTCCAGAAAGCCCCGGTTTTCGCGCGAAACCCTCGGCTTCTCCCGAATATTGAAGATCTCGCCGGTGCGCGCGTTCTTGGCCCTGTCACTCGGTTTGATACCTCGCGCGGCGGTGCTGTTGCGGATCGTCAGGATCGCCGGTTGCTTTGCCGTGAGCCGCGCAGCAAGAACACCCTCGCCGCCGCGCATGAACTGAATGCCGGCCCAGATCGGTCCGACGAACGTCTGCCAATCTGGCTCGCCGGGATGGCCGCTCCAGTCAGGTTCGGCCATGTCGCGCTGGATCGTGAAGCGCTCGCCAAGATCACCCGCCCCCACCATCAGATACCTACCCGGCGATATGGCGCGATCAGCGCCGAAACCGCGAATGGCAGTTCCGTCAGGCTCGGGACGCTGGAAGTTTCGCGATTGGCGTACCAATTGCCGACCAGGAGCAGGATCGCCACTTTCAGAGCGTCCGGGACCGTTGATTGCTCGGGAACAACGGGCGGACCATCTTCCTGCGGAATAGTCGCATAGCCGGCCTTGTAGGTGACGGTCATCAGGCCGGAGAAAGGGCCGCCAAACTCAACGCGCGAGCGGTCGCCGGCATCGGTCTTGAGCTTATAATTTGCCGGGTCGATCGTATCGGAGCCGCTTGTCACGCTCACGATCTCGATCACAGGCCCGAGCGGCAACATCACACAAGAGCCGGACACGTCCGAATTTTGCCGCCATTCCTGTTCAACCAGGCAGCGGCCGAGAATGCCGGTCCAGCCGTCAAGATGATCGACCGCAGCCGAAATCAGAGCTGCAATGAGCGTATCGTCATCATTATGGTCGACGCGCAGATGCGCCCTGGCCTCGATGAGCGAGACAGGCGTGATGGCCGGCGGCGTGATCAGGACAGGTGCGAGCATGGATGCCTCGGAAAAGAGGATGGAGCGGCGCGGACGCCGCCCCTGTCATCGTCAGGCGACGGGAGCGTCGTAGGGATGGCCGAGCGCAAATACCGCGCTAGCTGCGATGCTCGTGCCGCCGGCTTTGGTGATGACCGCGCGGATATAGCGTTTGCTGCCCTTGTAACCCTGTTTGTAGACCGTGCTGGCCTCAAGGGTCGCAGGCAGGTCGCCAAGCAGGTCGCCGGCCGCCACGTCCGTGAAGTCGCCGTCCGTGGTCGTGTCGCTGTGCTGCATGGCGACGGCATAATCACCGTCACCGGCAACCACACCGGTATTGATGATCAGGGTCGCGGAATTGAAGCCCTGCAAATCCGCATGGTTGCCCTTGGTCGTGGCCGCAACCACGGCAGAGGCCAGCGATGCGACGAGGCCGAGGCCGGAGATACCGTCCTTCATTGGACTGTCCTTTCGAGAAATGGGGGAGGATGGAACGGGCGACCGAAGCCGCCCGCCATGGTTCATGTGCTGATTTTCAGCAGCTTCATGGCCTCGAAGTTGACGATGCCGCCGCCGACGCGCTTGGTCGTGTAGAACAGCACGTTCGGCTTGCTGGTGAACGGGTCGCGCAGAACCCGGATGCCGATGCGATCCACGATCAGGTAAGACCGATTGAAATCCCCGAAGGCAATCGGGAAATCATTGCCTGCCACGGCAGGCATGTTGTCGTCGGTGTGAACCGGCTTGCCAAGGATGGTGGCAACTTCAGCTGCGCCGGAAGGCGGAGCCCAGATATAGGCTCCTTCGGCGTCCTTGAACTTACGAACCGTGTTCATGACCTTGTCCGACATCAGCCACGCCGCTCCATTCCGATAGCCGGACTTGAGCGAGTAGTAGAGGTCGATCAGCGCATCGGCCGGGCTGGCCGAGGCCGTGGCCGCGACAAACCCGTCAGCCTTCCCGGAAACAACGAAGCCGATCTTGCCCCAGGCATAGGAGGCGTTCGCCACCTTGTCATAGGCCAGGATGCCGCGCGGCTTGTTCATGCCGTCGCCGCTGACGAAGGCAGCGCCTTCCTGCTCGGCGAACTCGATTGCAACCTCGTCGGCCAGCCATGCGGCAAGGTCGATGCGGGCGTCATCGAGCGAGGTCTGCGTCGCACCGGGCTGGGCATAGATCTCGCCGGTGTTGATAGCGATCTCGCGCAGCGTCGGCGTATCAGTCCCGGTGCGGGCATCCTCTTCGCCCACCCAGCCCGAGGTCGCCCCGCCCATGTTGACCAGCTTCTTATAGGTGTTGGTCGAAATGGAGATGGTGCGGGCAAGCGACCGGACGGTCGAGACGGTGCCAAGCACGCGGTCGATACCGGCCTCGGTTTCTTCCGGAACCAGATAGCCGCCGTCAGGGTCCGACTGCGTGGTCAGCTTTGCCTTGACCTCAAGGTCGCGCAGGCCGTTGTCGACGCCGCGACGGAAGAAGCGATTGAACGCCTCGGCATGTTCCGCAGCGGCAGGATCGAGATCGCCGCCGACGCCGCCTACCTTGACCGCAGCGAGCGCGACGTTGGTTTCGTCGATCGCCTTCTGAAGTTCCGTGATAGTGGCGTTGATCCGGTCGACCTTCTCGGTCTGAACGACATCTTCCTGACCTTTCTTCAGGTCAGAAAGCGCCTTGTCGTTTTCGGCCTTGAAGGTCTCGAAGGTCTGCTTCAGTTCGTTGAGGATCGCGGTCGGGTTGCTACCGCCATCGTTGCGAATGGCGACAATGCCGCGCGCACGATGATTGAGTGCGATGGTCATGATGTTCTCCTATGACCGGATTGCGTTGATCAACTGCCTGGCGGCAGCCTCGAAGCCTGCATCACGCGCGGCGGGTTTGCGGCTTGCATCACGCGGGGCCGCTGAAACGCCCATCTCCAGCAGGAGTTCGGAGCGCTTATCTCTGGTGAAGCCAGCGCGTGCGAGCGCGGCTTCCGTCTGCCGGCGGGCCATCAGCCCCCGGTCCATGTTGTTTGCCTCGCTGGTCCCGGCCTCGATGCCGTCATCGACGACATCGGCGAAGCCGTTCTTCACGGCCTCGGACGGCCCCATAAAGGTTTCGGCATCCATCAGCTTTTCGATGTCGGCGCGCTTCATCCCGGTGCGGGCTTCGTAGATATCGGCGATTGCGCCATCGAAGCCGTCAAACAGTTCCGCGGACTCGCGCATGTCGTGCCGGTTGCCAATCACCACGCCCCAGGCATTGTGCATCATCATGAAGGAGCCGAGCCCCATACGGATGTCATCCGCGGCCATGGCGATGATCGACGCGGCCGACGCGGCCCAGCCCAGCACCTCGACCGTGACTTTGGCCGGATGCGAGCGCAGCAGGTTGTAGATCGCAATGCCCTCGAACATATCGCCACCGGGCGAGTTGATCTTGACCGTCACATCATTCTTGCCGATCGAGCGCAGGGCGGCGGAAATGCGCTTTGCCGTCACACCACCGCCCGTCCACCAGTCTTCGCCAATCACCTCAAACATGGTGATCGTGTTGTCGTCTTCGGACGCCGCCGCCATGGGCGCTTCCGCCCATTTCGCCATCACATCACTCGGCGCGTCCCACTGGAAATTCTGCGGACGCTGAAACGTCTTCGCCTCAGGCAGGTTGCGCAGGCTCATCGCCATCATCCTTTTCCGATTTGTCCGCGCCGCCGGCCGTGTTCGGCGGATCGTAATACTGGCCGCCCTGACCATCCTCGCGAGGGTTCATGTCTTCAAGCGCGCGCACTTCGTCAGGGCTGTAGACGCCCCATTGCAGCGCCTTCACATAGGCTTCCCAGCGGGCCTTGATGTCGCCACGAACCAGCGCCGCCCGGTTGAAGCGGGCGTAGACATCAGCTTCATCGCCGATCAGGTCGCGGTTGATCGTCTCTTCCCAGATCGTCAGATCGTCCTCGGCAGAGAAGGTAATGAAACCCTGCGTCTGCGACTCGATGCCGGTGCCCCAGCTCGTGTTCTTTTCGGTGTCACCGATCATGTGCGGCGGAACGCCAAGGAACATGGCAATGTCGGTGCGGGAGAACTTCCGGCTCTCGATCCACTCCGCATCTTCCGATGTCATGGCCAGTTGCGTGACCGACATCCCCTCTTCAAGGATCAGCGCCTTACCTTCGCTTTCACCACCGGCCCGGTAGTCATCGAGGCTTGCCCGCAGGAACTCTAGGCCTTCCTTGCCGAGCTTATTCGGATGCGTCAGCACGCTGGAAACGCGCGCGCCATTCTTGAAGACCGTCGCGCCGTGCTGTTCCTGGGCCAGCGAAAGCCCGATGGTCTCACGGGCATAGGTGATCGCCGACACCCCATGCACTCCGTCGAGCGTCAGGCCGACGAGGTGAAAGACCTCCGACTGTTTCAGTTCGACCCGCCGCCCGTCCTTCCGTGTGTAGACGTAGACCAGCGAAAGATCGTCATTCTGCTTGCACTCGACGCGATCCGGATGCAGGGGGATCATTTCCTGCGGCAATCCTCGCGACGACACGATCATCGCATAGGCATTGCCACGCAGGATCAGGTGGGCCTGCATCATCCGCTTGAACTGCGCAGGAGTCTGCCAGCGGTTCGGTTTTCGACGCAGCAGCTTCCATACTGGATGGTCTGTTGCATCCTCACGCGTCCGGGCGTCAACGCGGCGCTTGATGTGCAACGGCATGTTCGCGACGATGCCGCTGCGCACTCGCACGCAGGCATAAACCGCAGCAACACGCATCGCAGTGTCGGGCGTGACCCTCGCGCCAGACGCTGTTACCGATCCAGCGCGGAGCGCATCTTCTAGCTCCTGCGACGTGCTGATTACGACGCCGCCACCCTTGTCCTGGAAGGACGCGCGCGGTTCCGGGGTCCGGGAAGCGCCGCCCCCGAATATGCGTGTCCATAGGCTCATGCGATTTCCTCAAAGGACGAGCGCGCCGCGCTCGCGGTAGACAGAAGCTGGTGCCACGAACTCGTTGTGCGCTGCGCCAGTCGCTTCCGCGATTGAGATCATGCCGTCGATCCGGCCGCGCGACCGCTTCTTGTCGAAAGCCCGGTTGTTCATTGGATCGGCCGTGATGATCGCGTTGGACGCGCACATCGTCGTTACCGGACTGGCGTCGATGGTGATCGCTCCGTCGAGTATCGCGTCTTCCAGCTTCTCGATTGACTTCGGCATGCACAGCGCCCGCTCCACGAACACGAGGCGGGTACCCTGACCATGGCTGACCAGTTTCAGGCCGGTGCCTTCCGGTTCCTCTGGCCCTTCAAATCGCCAGGTCGGAAAATCGATGCGGCCGCAGGCGTCGATGAAGTCGCCAATCTTGGCCGCGTCAAAGGCGAGGAACTGGACTTCGTGCTTATCGTCGAGCGCCTTCACCTTGGCGCCGACGAATTCGTAATCGATGGTCGCACCCGGAACCGCCTCGATCAGCTTCTTTTCGGCCCAGTCGGCATAGGGCGCATTGTCGTCACGGCTGCGGTCGTGAATGCCGGCCTTGGTGGTGAAGTACCAGGTCTTGACGAACAGGTGCGGCTTGCCGGCTTTCTCCCCGCGCCAGCATGCCGACAGCGCAGTCAGGTCATTTTTCTTCGACAGGTCGAGCCCAAGCCAACAGGGCAGGCCTACCATGGCGGCCTCGTCGACCACGCCTTGGCAACTGTCCCATGCCTCCTGCGTCGTCCAGAAGCCTTCCGTGCCGACCGGGATGCCGAAATAGAGCCGCTTCGTGGACAGCGCTTCCGACAGCATCAACCGCGCCGTGTTTACGCGCTTGCGGACGTTGTCGATCGGGTAGGTGACATCGAGGGCAGGGAGGGCCTTCGCCCAGGCGTGTTCATTGTCAAAGATCGTTTCGCGGTCCTTTTCGTCGACGCGCGCGATGAAGCCGAACAGGCTGTCATCATCAGCCTGACCGGTGACGACCTTCTGGAACAACTCCGAATACTCGGTGCCGACGATCTGGTTGATGGCTGGCGTGTTCGTGCCGAGAACCATCAGCGGGTCACCTGACATCTTGTCGATAGCGGCCTTCCAGATTTGCAGGGAATAGGCGGTCTTGAACTCGTGGATCTCATCGGCCAGCACGGCATAGGGACGTGGCCCGGAGATCGAATCCACCGACGCCATCGATTGGAATTTTGAGCTGGTCTCCGGGTGCTCTATCCGCCACGCATTGTCACCGGTGCCGCGGATGACGACATCACCCCGGCTCTCCAGTGACTCGAATTCATCTTCGTCGCGATCCGGCAGATTCGCTCGGCACATGGCGACCGCATCCTTGAACAGGACGTTGGCCTGATCCTTGTCCCCAGCAATGGCGTAGACTTCCGACCGCTCCTTGCCGGCATATCCCATCATGTCGATGCCGATGCCGGCCATGAGCGGCGACTTTGCTTGGCCCTTGCCGGTTTCTAGCCAGGCCATGCGATAGCGCCTAAGACCATTCGACCGCAGCCATCCGAACAGGGAAGCGACGACGAAGCCATGCCAAGGCAGAAGGTGGAATGGCTTTCCTTCCGCAATGCCTTCCGTCACCGTCAGCACGGCCGGGAAGAACCCGCAATGATGCTTTGCCTTGCCGACATCGAAGGACAGGCCGCGTGCCGAGCCTTCGTCCAGATCACGCAGGTGACGCTGGCAAGACGCCGTCACGAATTCGCCTGCTACAACCTTCCCGTCCAAAACATCGCAGGCGTAAAGTGTTGCCAGATCGTCAGCCGCTGGCCTTGCCGAGATAGCCATCTGATGCCCGTTCCCGGCGCTGCTTGCGCTCGACCTTCATCACTGAACCGCGGCGGCGCGGTGAAATGCCAAGTTCGGCTTCGATCCGGTCTGCGTCCGATCCTGCCTCTCGCATGGCTGTGAAATACGGGCTTACCCTGGCAATCGCCTTGCTGTTTCCGCGACGAGGTTTCGACACCACGCCATGCTCAGCGACCTCGCGATACATGCGGTCGAACATCAGATAGGCGCACACCAGTCGCTGGATAGAATGGCCGTTGGCCGCTGCCAGCAGCTGTCGGTCCTTCAACTCGGTTGTGATGATCCGCCAGTGTTCAGCGGCCGCAGCGATTTCCAGTTCATCATTGAACAGGCTCTGCCAGTCAGGCTCAACGACAATTGAGCCGGTGCCTTCAATCACGTTCATGACATCTCATCCCTTCGGGATGCCCCAACTTTTTGTTCTGAAATCGGTCTCGGTGAATTCGGAGGGGGGGCGCGGGTCTCCAGCCTGATCGGCTTCAGACTTGGACCCACCCCCTCCTTTGCAAGCCTTGGTTGGTCGCCGTCGCTGCCGAATTGGGCCATAGTTGGTCAGCAGAATTATCCGAGGACAGTTTGCCGATTGTGTAAGAAGCGATTTCAGTGCCAGAGGTGCGATGACGGAAGCTGGCTAGTTTGGGATTGTCATGAAGGCAGACCTGCTTCTCTGGGCGGGGTTCTGCTAGTGAACCGCACCTGGCCCCAAGCAAACGCAGCGCGCACCATACTGAACAGAATTTTTAAAGGTCGTTTGGATGCCCAGTATCACCATGAGCCGTTCCAAGGGTGATCTGGGTCCAGAGGCTGGCCGGTGATATCCGACCCGATCACGTATCCGCGCGCTTCCTCCTTCTGGATCAGCGTGTCGTGGCAGGACTTGCAGACGGCTTCCGTGTTCTCCAGATCGAAGAACAGGATCTCGTCACCCTTGTGCGGTCTCTTGTGGTTGACCACTGCGGCGCGGGGATGGTGATGGTTGCCAGTGACCAGCAGGCAGTCGCAGCGCTGGCACGTGTAGAGATCACGAACCAGTGACTGTTGCCTGACACCATGCGGACCACACCAGCGCTTGTCGCGGTAGAGACGGCGGTACTCTTGAGCATCGAGTGATCTACGAGCCAT